CTGATAATGGAGTATTAGATTCGGTCATTGCAAAGTTTTGAAAATTTAGTTACGTCTTTGGCGTTGAAAAATGTAGGATTCTTTTCAATAAAGCTTAGAATAGCTTTGATTTGCTTATCTTTGTCGATCTCTTGTGAGAGCCAGTCTTTAAGATTAAACTCGCTTTCATGGGCAATTCCAAAATCATTATGAGGCTTTGGAGGAAGTTTAATGACTAGCTGATTAAGATCAAAGAATTTACTAAGATTCATAAAAATCTTAATAGATGAAATAAGTCCATGATTCTTTTCAGACTCGGCATCATTGTTATTGGAAATAATGATTCGATTAATCTCTTTGCCGCTAAGATATGAAATGATTTTTGGATTGATACCAAGCCCAAAAGTGACTAGAGAGTTCTTAATTCCTTGATCGAATAACGCCATACTATCGCCAATGCTCTCCACAAGAATGACCTCTTTGGCTTGATCAATATATTCATCTACTGTTGTAGCAGCTGGAACATATGCTGGATAAACCCAATTCTTTCTTTTGCCAAGATGCTTCCATTTAGCGAAATCATTTTCATTATCTACTTTTCGCCCAGAGAATCCAATAATTTGTTTATTCTCATCATAGATCGGGAAAACCATTCTACGATACATCTGTCCTACGCCAGCAAGACCGACTTTGAAAAACTTTTGAGTAGTTTCTGAAATTGATTTATTTTTATAAAAATTATAATTTGGAAATAATCTTTCTAGTGCTGATTCTGGGTAAATTTTTTCCATTTCAATTAATTCTTTATTTTCTGTATAAACATATGTTTCGCCTTTTTGAATTCCATCTAAGATTGTTTTTAATCTAGATCTATCATCTCTAAGAGTAAGCTGTATTAAGGCTTCTAAAGGTTTTGAGCCTTTGTTTTCAATATAGTCATTCCATACTCCTGTATTTTTATATATCTGAACTGCTGTTCTGTTATCACCATTTCTATAAATGGCGCTAGTTCTCCAGTGGTTTCCGCAATCAATAAGATTGTAGCCTATTGACTCAAGAACTTCTTTGATCTTATTAGAATCTATCGAAATTGGGGATTTGGTCGTTGCTGTCTGTGTCATCTAGTTCTTCGTCTCCTTCTAGTGTTCTTGAAATATCCCTCAGATCTCCCCGCTCTACAATGTTAAAATTAGCGAATTCCAAATTAACAAAATTCTTACGAAGCGTATCGCCAATTCGAACTGGTTCGATTGCGCCAGCAATATCCTTGCCAAGATGTCTTGCTTTGACGTTGATTAATTTATGAGTTCCGAATCTTACCCCCTCTGTTTGGATTTCATCGGCGGTTTTGTTTCTAAGGATAAACATGTGAGAACAGAATTGGGTAATGCGGTCTGAAAGAGATACAACGCTCTCATCGTCAATAACATTTGCTGACATTCTATTGTTCGTAATACCGCTCCTATTCGATTGAACCGAAGTTATCATGGGGATTACTGGATTACCATCTTCAAGAATCTCTTTTTGGATACACTTCTTAAATTTATCAACCATCTCACCAACAGTTTGCCACTCACTTTTTCCAGCACTAGATTCTGAAGTTGTTTTAATGTAATCAAAAGAAAAAATCATTTGATTACCACGGCCAACCTTAGAATAATAAAATCTTTTTAATGTATCAACCATTGAATCTACATCCATGCCGCCGACATTATAATAATAGAACTGAAGATGTTTAATCTTCGTCCAAACGCTACGGACCTTATCCACGATATCTTGCCCCGCTCTACGCCAGTTTCCACTCTCAATAAGATGCATTGGAACGCCCGAAAGAGCAGCGCACTGGCGCATTACCAATTCTTCCTTGCTCATCTCTCCATTGTCAAAATGTAATACTGGAACATTATATTTTTCACTAACTCTCGTTGCATAATGCATACAAAATTGTGTTTTACCAACTCCAGAACGAGCAACAATAACTGTGATGTTTCCTGGCCTCAGTAGAGATCCATAAATTTCATTAACTTTTGGATGCGGACCCATCATACCGAACTCCGTAATGGGATTATTGCCCCTCTCTTCAATGATGTCTTCCATGTCAGCATAGATATTCTCTGGAACGTCCTTGCCAATCTCATAGAGATTAATCTTGGAGTTATAAATGCCATCTGCACACTCGACAATTTGTTGATATGAAGATTCTGGTGATATGGATTTCATCGCCTTTGCCATCTCCTGAGAGGAGTTGAAAATTTCCCTGCGAATAGAAAACTTCTTTAGTTCTTTTGCTGTCTTAACGAGATTTCCCGCTGGAACTTTTCTCAATGCGAGCGACTTAATATAATCAGACGGATTTAAGTTGTCCTCAAAAGATAACCCAATAGAATTAATTCTTTGGGCAATAATGATCTCATCAATCTCGTCGCCAGCATCAATAGCTTGCTTAATAATAGTAAAGATTGCACTATGAAGATTGCTCTGTTCTGAATAAAAATCAGATGCTCCAATAAAATTGGAGATCTGTGAAAAATGCTGCGATTCTTTAATGAGTCCAGCAAGTAATTGTTTTTCTATTTCAAAGTTATAAATCATATGTATATGATAGCACCCTTAATTAACGAATGCAAGATCATTCATCAATCATTTCGGGATCATTGTCTGCTCTTTTAAGATAATCAGTCAAAGCTTTTTTCAAACCTAATTCGGTGATAACGGATTCAAAGCGAGAATAGATCATTGGATATCCCTTTTCGCTTACACACGCAATTATTAATCCTTTATATTTATCCGAATCTCCGCTTAATTCATAGAGTTTATTAACTAAACTTTCTGGAATGTTAAATTCTGGCTGTTCTTCTGGTTCAAATTCTTCCATATTATAAGTATATTTGTTGATTCTCAAAAAATTCCAAACAGATTTTATCTGTTGGGTAAATTTCTACTAATTTTAGATTGTTTTTTTGACAAAATTCATATTTTTTGTCGTCTCTTTTTAATTGTTGTAAATATTTAAGTCTATTCCCATGAAAAAATTTTACAAATTTTGTATGTTGCGCTCCTTGGACTTCTATCATGATTTTTTTATTTGCATTATAAAAATCAAAACTTAATCTTGTCCCAACTAATCTAAATTCTTCAAAAACAATATCATGTTGCCAATATGGCTTTAAGAAATTTTTAGTTTCTAATTGGAATTTGCTTCTACTTTTTTTGTTCCAATCAATTAAATATTTTTTAGGATTTTTAAGGGTTAATTCTCTATCGTTTAATCCAATGAATTTCATTAATTTAAATCTGAAATTGATCGCTTAAAATAACCAATCAAAAAGTCGCATAGTTTTTCATCATCTTCAATTAATTTAAATAGGTTGGCATCACCGTGAACTTTTTCTGGAAACTCTAAGCCGTTTTCGTTAAGAAGCTCTTTAAATTCATCTACAGGATTAATCCATGCGCCTTTCTTTTCTAAGAACTCCCAAGCATAAAGCAAATCTACAATTTCTTTTTGAACCCAAATAGAAGTCCCATTCTTTCGACCATAACGAATTGGATAAGTAATTGTCATGTTGGTTTTTTCATTTGGAGATTTTTTAATTGTCGCTTTGGCGAAATGACCAATGATTGGATTTTTTTTCAAATCAATTGTTTTATTTGCTGGATCTTGCAGAATGAGATCTCCTTTGTATCGAGGCTCAAATTCTACAATATAATTTGCAAAGTGCAAAAGAGCATTGCCTCCTGTCGCGCTTGTTTGGCGAATTGGAGCTTTGGAATATGGGTCGAGCTTAATGTCTGCTCTAACTTGGCTGATAAAAATTGCCATATGGCCGCGCTTTGTCAGGGCGATTGAAAGACGCTTCATGAAATTAGCAGCAATGACTGCGCCGCCAGCTACTTTATTGCTGTCTTCGAAAGACTTATCAAGATCTCCTTTAGTAATAAGACCGTCTACAGAGTCGAGAAGAAAACAATACTTTGTCTTCTGTTCATTTTTGGCGACGAGTTCCCGCATTACTTCAACTACCGTTTCATAGATGTTGCTTTCGAATACGAAACAAGTGCCATCCACCCATTCATCCGCTGAAAATACAAACCGAACGCCAGACCTTTCTCTCATTTCTGGAGAGAGTCTTCCTTCGGCTTTAATGTAAAAGCCTTTGGCGTTTGGAAGGCTATTGCAAAAATTCTTCATAACCTCCAACGATTCTGAAGTTTTTCCTCCCTCATTCATTCCAACAAAACGGTGAAGCCCTGGGCCAAATCCACCGCCCAATTGCAGGTCAAATTGCAAAGATCCGCTTGATACCTTATAATCAATTTCATCTTCAAAATTATAATGATCTTCTTTATTTGTCTTTAAGAAAGATCCTAAAACATTTTGGGATGAAATTGGATCTTTTGCTTCTTTGATTTCTTTAATTTTACTCATTTAAAAATTGTTTTGCTGTTTTTGGTTTGTTAATGATTTTAACGTCTTCTCCTTCTTTATCTCCAATAGAATAATTGATATACTTGCTTTCGTCAATCTTAAAGTTAAATGCTCTAAATTTAAGATCAAGCGTCATTTTCAATTTATCACAAACGATGTATGCCAACGAATCAAATTTCTTATCAAATGAAATAATATTCATAAATTCTTCAGAATATCTTTCGCAAAGATCATTTAAGAACTTCATTTCGCGCA